AAGAGCAGCAGACACTTGGTCTGCACCGACTGACCGGCGACAATTCCGGCGAAGTGTTTACCAACGAGCGCACAGAACAGGTGACCGACCATGAGACCAAGGAGGAGCGCACCGAGTACGTCTATGACGTGTACCAGGTGAGCGACTGCCGAGACCCTCACCGCGTGAAGAACGACGTGATAGCAGAGATTCACCCCAACGGCGACGAGACGAAGCTGCTGCGCAAGACGCTTGCCAAGCTATTAAAGAGCACCGATCGCTACGACCTGGCAGACTTCGCGGAGTTCAAGGCCTACAACGAGTTTGCCGAGTCCGTTAACATCTAACCCACACAGACAGCACACACCGCCCATGTCATACTCAACAGGACTACTCAAAGACCGCGTGACGGTCCTAAACAAGAAGAACGCAGCGCGTACCGGCTTCGGCGAGACTACGCAGTACGAGGCGGTAGCCACGGTGTGGGCCAACGTGACGTGGAACAAAGGCGTGAAGGCGCTCCGAGAAGGTGCGCTCGACAGTTACGACACGGTGCTCATCCGCATGCGCTGGAACAACATCGTCAGCCGCGACTCTCGACTACAGCACGATGGTGTGACCTATCAGATTCAGAGTCTGCACCGCAACCGCCAGGACAACACCCTGCAAGTCACCGCCACCGAGATTGTATAACATGATCCACTCAGAAAATCAGCACGATTATGAACCAACTCGACGAAATCCTCTATACCGCACTGACCTCCGACGCAGCCTTCAACGCTGCCGTTGGATGTCGCATCCGTAGCACCTGCTTCGAGGTGTCACCTGCCGAACAAGACAATGTGCCACTGCCATCGGTCATCGTCATCGACTTCGGCAGTCAGGACGGACAGACCACGAAGGACAACACATGGGAAAGCTGCGAAGACCAGGTACAGGCAGGCATCGAAATCTCAGCCAGCAGTCCCAAGGAGGTGCACCAGCTGCTCCGCAAGGCCCGCAAGGCCGTTGCATCCTATGTGCAGACCCTCGACTACGACCACCAGCCGGAGCTGAATAAGATCAGCCGCGACGGAGTGCAGTGGGACTGGATGAAGCCCTGCTACTTCGACACGCTGCGCTACCAGTGTACGCTCTACGACGAAGCCGACAGCGACGAGTAAACCCGTGGCCACGAAACACCCGAACAGAAAAGAGACAACAGATATGGATAATTTCTTCGCCAATATGTTCCGCAAGCGGGAGGCACCCATCGGGGGTGTTCCTGCTTCCACCATGCCCGATGATACATCGACGGGAAAGGGGCAGGACGTGGGCAGCGGCTCCTATCAAGAGAAGATAGTGGCTGTGCGCTCACAACAGGTGGCCTGCTCCGTCAGTGCCGTATATCGCGCCACACAGCTACGAGCCGACGTGATGGGCGTGATGCCCGTGCAATACCAAAAGAAGGACTTCGATGGCGGCAACTTCACCACCGACATGCGCGGCCTGGGACGCAGGCTCAACTACCTCACGCAAGAGGAGCCGAACCCAATCATGACCGCCACCGACCTCTGGCGATTGGTAGAGATCAACCGCCTCATGGAGGGCAACGCCTTCGTTTACATCGAGCGCGACGAGTTCGACTACCCACTGCACCTGTGGCTCGTGCGTCAGTGCGGCTACAATATCAACAACGCCACCTACGCCAGTATCACCTTCCTCACCGACAACGGTTACAAGACACTGACCAACGTGCCAGCCAAGGACGTGATGCACTTTCCAAACACCTTCCGACTGCCCAACGGCTGGGGTATCTCTACCCTGCGTTATGCCTACGAGACGCTGACGCTGAACAAGACCCTACGCTCGCAAGCTCTCGACACCGCTGCCAAGGGAGGCCGCGTGAAGGGTTTTATCTCCGAGCAACCGCCATCAGCCGGCTACTCGCCCATCAGCCAGGGTATGTTCGACAAGACGGAGAGCGATGCCTATGCGAAGGAAATCAACGACCGCGTCTATACACAGGACATCGTGAGCCTCCGAGGGCTCGACAAGTTCACCCCTACCAGCATGACCGCACAGGACATGCAGATGTTTGAACAGTTGTCACTGACCTACGACGACGTGGCCAGATTCTGGGGAGTTCCCCGTCCACTCCTCATGCTCGACACCAACAGTCACTACAACGACTATCAGAACGCTACGATGGAGTTCCACACGCGAACCATCCTGCCACAAAAGACCGGCAACGAGAAGGAGATAGGCCGCAAGCTCATCAGCATGAAGGACTACGGCACGCGCCGCGTCCACATCTGCGAAGAACCGCTGCTGACGATGGATCCAGAGCGACGCGCCAAGGTGGATCAACTCAACCTACAGACGGGAGCAAAGACAGTCAACGAGATTCGTGCAGGCCATGATATGCCCACCGTAGAAAACGGCGACGAACCTATGGCAAGTGCAAACCTGCTAACGCTGAATGCCCTCATCGCCAAGAGCGACGCATCCACCCAACTGAAACCTGGCAGCTACACCGTCCCTGCCCCAGAAGGTCAAGCCACAGAAGAAAAATAATTCAGTCAGTTGCGATATCTTCGCAGCCCATCATCAACGAATAAACAGAAAAGAATATGAAACAGGTATTCAAATTCGACCACAAGACCGTGATCTACCACGGCAACGGACAGTACACCGTGACAGCCGACCACGGTTTCGTCCTCCGCGAGCAAGGCACCAACAGCCTCACCGCCACCGCCAACACCCGCGACTACTCTCGCTTCGAGGCCATAGCCAACGAGGAAATTCAGGAGCATGAGCCAGCCAACGAGGAAATCCAGAAGCAGAAACCAGCATCCGAAACAGAAGAGGAACAGCCCAAGCCCACCAAGGCCAAGAATGGCAAGAAAACCACCGCAGGAAAATGAGAAAACATGGAGTAACCCTCCAAGTATAGTTGGAGGGTCCCTCTTGGTATAGGTAAATACTTTTTAACAATAAAACATGACACACACACCCAACCCCACGAAAGAGGAAATCGACGCACTGGAGCGCGAAATCCGCGAGAAGCGAGCACGGAAGAACGTGCGCACCGCGGTAAACCCAGAGCAAGAATACACCCGATAAGTAACGAATAAACACAGAGAATATGAAACACATCAGAATGATCCCGACAGACATCTGCGGCCTGCAAGTGCGCGAGCCACAGGAAGGGCAGACCGAGAGCCGACGCATAGCCGGACGACCCATCATCTTCGGTGTGCGCTCTGTCAACCTTACACCGTGGAGCGACCGTCGCGAGGTGTATGAGGTGCTGGAGCCAGGCTGCATCACCAAGGAGCTGCTCGAACAGAGCGACGTGGTACTGAACACCAACCACCGCAGCGACGTATCGTGCATCCTCGGACGATACCGCAACACCGACAAGGACACCCTCAAGTTGGAACTCCGTGCCGATGGCATCGACTGCGAGAGCGACCTTCCTAACACCAGTACCGCCAACGACGCGCTGGAACTCATCAAGCGAGGCGACATCGACGGTATGTCGTTTGCGTTTGAGGACGACTGGGAGGACAGCGAGAACGGCGTATCCTACGAGCGAATGAAGGACGAAGAGACCGGCAATAAGGAAATCTGGGTGCGCCACGTCAAGCGCATCACCGCCCTCCGTGACGTGAGCATCGTCACACACCCCGCCTACGAGCAGACCACCGTTGGCACGCGTGAGCAGTCAGAGGACATCGACCGAGCCATCGAGGAGCAGTTGAAGCGCGAGAAGCCTGCCGCCAAGGAGACCGACAAGGAAACCGAAGAGGAAACCGACGAGGAAAAGCAAGACAAGGAGCAGACCAACGAGGATAAGCCAGCCGCTGAAACCGACAAGGAGAAGCCAGCCGACGAACATGACGACGATGAGGAACAGTGCGAACGCGAGCGCATGGCAGCACAACGCCGTATGCGACAGCGTGCTCACATGCTCCGCGACCAAGAGATAGACAATTTCTAATTTTATAACCCCTAAAAACGTTTTTAATCATGGGAAAAATGACAAAAGCACAGATCCAGGAGCGTCAGAACGCAATCTGGAACGAGATGGACGCTATGGAGCAGAAGTCTCGCGAAACTAACAACGGCGACATCAAGTTCACCGACGATGAAGCCGCCAAATATGACGCACTCGTCCGCGAGAGCGCCGGACTCTCTGCCAAAGCCAAGGCACTGGCCAGCGACGCAGAGTTGAAAAACATCCGCGAGGGTGAGAACCGCGCCGCCAAGCTGCGCGAGGTCATCAAGAAGTGCTCGCAGCAGCGCGAGAACGCCACCACCATTCTGGCCAATGCCGTGACAGAAGGTGCAGACCAGAACACCCTGGGCAACTTGGAATCTGGCGGACTCATCCCCGTTACCATCGCCGAGATCATCGACACAAAGGTAGCCGGCATCGAACTGCCTGACGACCTCAAATTGGTGCTCGGTGTAACTGGTACAGAGATTATCCCCTACAGCACCAACGACGTGCAGTTCTCTGTAGAGGGTGAGGTGACCAAGGTGGCTGAGCAGTCGCTCAACTTCGCCAACATCAAGGCAGCACCCCAACGCGTGGCAGCCAGCGTACCCGTCAGCTTCCGAGCCATCGACAACGCTGCCTTCGATATCATCGGCTTCATCACCTACAAGTTCCAGAAGGGTTGGGCCATGTTCCGTGCGCTCCATATCTACGCTCACGGTTCATACACCAAGCTCCAGTCGCCCTTCGCTCAAGTGACAGCAGAGACACTGACACTTGACGAGAACATCGGTAAGAACCTCGCCAAGAAGGTGGCTGAGATGTACGACCTCGGCTTCGAAGGTGAGCCAGAGTTCATCATGGACAAGGTGACAGAGGTAGAACTGAAGTTCACCAAGCTCATCCCTGGATCTACCGATAGCGACCGCACCGTAGTGGAAAACAATCTGTGCGTAGGCTACAAGTACAAGGTGAGCCCATACGTGGACTACTCGATCGACCCATCGGGCAAAGCCACAAAGGACGCTGACCGCTACATCGCCATCGGCCACTTCGGCTATCTGCAGGAGCAGCAGCACGGCGAGTTCCGCTTCAACATCGACGGAACCAGCCAGGCCAACTTCGACCGTGGTACCGTGGCTATCGGCATGACCACCGACTACTCGCTCACCGAGCTCTCAAGCAAGGTCAACGGCAACGCCAACGGCAAGCCACAGGCCTTCAAGCTCATCAAGCTCGTAGCAGCAACACCCGGCAAATAATAAGCCGGCACCCTAAAAGACAGGAAATAGCTCTTTTCTGTATTCAGCCCGTGGGCGGCACCGATGCAACGGCAACAGGTATGACTGCCTGCGGGCTTTTCAAATCAACCCAACAAAACACCACACAATGGCAAAAGAAAAAACTCAGGAGCAGACAGGCGAAGCGGTCAGCGCACCTGCTACAGGCATCCAGAAGCCACAGATACTGACCGCATCAACCATCGACGAGCTCAACAAGCAAATCAAAGACATCAAGAAAAACCTCACAGAAGGTCAGACCCTCACCTGTGGAGCCATAGCCCGCAACCGCGACAACGGCACCTACAGCATCCGAATCGACATCATCTAACAACAAATACATAGCAACAATATGGCAACACTTAAAGGACAGAACCTCCGCATCCTGATCGGTGACAGCTGCGTAGCAATGGCTACCAACTGTACCATCACGCTCACCGGTAATACCGACGATGCCAGCACCAAGGACGATACCGGCATGGCCAGCAAGCCTACCATCACCTCCAAGTCGTGGAGCGTCAGTGTGGAATCGCTCAGCGTAGCAGACGCAGCCGCCATGCTCACTGCCATCAGATTGATGACACCGTTCACGCTGACATGGGACGAAACAGCCACAAGCGACAACCAGACAGCACAGAAGGCTGCCTACTCTCGCACGGGTAAAGCCTATCTGAACGACGTCACATTCAACTTCAACGACCGCGAGAACTCCACAAAGAGTCTCCAGTTCACGGGCAGCGGAGCACTCGAAAAGGGTACTATCACAGAGACCACTCCCGTCACAGCGTCTGCCTACACCAAGGGTCAGTTCGTACGTCTCTTCCTCAGCGACGACAACACCGCTGCCGCCACGAAGGTCATCGCTGCTGCAAAGTCGCTCTCCATGCACGTCAGCCTCTCGCTCGAAGATGCCACCACCAAGGACACCGTTGGCGACTGGCAGGTACAGGAACCGACTGCGCTCACCTACGACATCTCGACCAATGCCCTGGTAAGAAGCGGCGAGACTATCTCGGCCACCGTGGGCGGACAAGACCTCTCAACAATGGAGGCCATCTACGAGGCTTCCAGCCCCGTGAAGTGGAAGATTGCTAACGTCAGCGGAGCAAACAACCGCACGGCAGGTGTCACCATCGTCAGCGGATCGGCAGTGCTCACGCAGCTCACCATCAACGGTCAGAACCGCCAGAACGCCACCTACGACGCACAGTTGAACGGCTACGGCGACTATGCTGTTGGCGAATGATCGCAAACTTACGCCATAGAAATGATAATACACTCACGCCCGACGGTAGCGACCACACGAAGCCGCCGCGGGCGTTTCAAAATTTGAAACCAAACAGAAAAGAGATATGAAAACAGAAAAGACCATCACCATCTGCGGCAAGGAGGTGAAACTCCTCTATTGTGCCGCTACCGAAAACGGCTATGAACAGCTTGCCGGTCAAAGCATCAACGATCTGGACTTTAGGAAGCAGAGCGACCTACTGAAACTCGCACTCGCCGCCATCATCTCCGCCTACAGTAGAGACAAGCAGGAACCGCCCATCACGGACAGCGACCTGCTCTACAACGCCGAACCGAAGGACATCACCCAACTGATTATTGCAGTCATCGAACTGCGTGCCGAGTGGTATAACGTCCCACTGGTTGTGGCCAACAAATCCGACAACGCCAAACATGCAGACGACGAGAAACCAGAAGAACCAAAAAACGCCCAACCGCCCACGACCGCTACCAATTAGTTGTGGGCGAAATAGGATTTCCTCGCCATGAGTACCTCTACGAGTTGACCTACTGCGACCTGCTGCTCATCACACGAGGCTTCCAGCGTCGCCAACGCCACGGCTGGGAGCAGGCTCGCCTTATAGCCTACCACGTCCGCTATTGCATGGGACTATCGAAGGGCGAGAACGCCAAGACGCTGACCGAGTGGCTACCATTCCCGTGGGAGCACGAACAGCGCGAAGCCGAACTGCCAACCGAAGAGGAGATCAAGGAAATGCAGGCACTCATGGACACCATCAACCAACAGTCACACACCGACACCAGCGATGATACCAGCCGCAGCGATGCGCCACACCCATAAGTTAATTAAACAATAGTTCAGCGATTTTTTATTGTAGGATTTTTCTCTGAGGGGCAGCAGCGGCTGCCCCTTTTTTTTATCTCCCACGGAGGGTAGTAACCTTCGGCACATCAGTAAACCTAACCGCACAAAACCCCCGAAAGGTATATGGCAACCAACCGCACTCGATTCGATTTTGAAGGTTTCGCCACCATCAGCGAGAACTTCCAGAAGCTACTCACCTCAGACGCAGAAATGGAAAAACGCATCCGCGAACTGATAGGCGAGGAGTTGAAGGTGGCTCGCGCCCAGGTGGCAGCCACCGCCAGAAACGAAATAAAGAGCGACCCACGACAAGCCTGGCGAGCCGTGCGCCACTCCGTATATAAGAAGATTCTTGGTGGACAGGTAAACATCCTTGCCAAGAAACGCGGCACAGCCTCCATGACCAACTACAGCCCAACACGCAAGCTCGACCGGAACCCACACCAGCGAGGTGGTAACAGACTGCCACGTCGCGAAAACGAGTGGAGGCACAACTGGGACAAGTACGACGGAAGCTCACGAGGCTTCATCCTGCGAGTGCTCGATAGCGGTACCACGAATCGACACAACGGCTGGGGCAACCGAGGATCCATCGCTCCACGTCACTGGTTCAGCAACGCTGGTAGCAACGCCATGGACGCAGCAGCACAGCGACTGGCAGACATCCTCGACGACGAGATCATCAAACAAGCAAAAATACAATAACGACACGATATGGCAGACAGCATAGTAAGACTCCGCGTTGACACCAAGGACTACGACGCGAATATTAAGACCGCCAGACAGGGGCTGCTCCAGATGGAGCAAGCCTGCCGTAAGGTTGGTGGCACCTTCGAGTATGTGGAGAAGGCCGAGCTGGAGTACGTCCGCGCCCTCGGTCAGATGGAGACCAAGAGTCAATCGGTGAAGGGAAAGATAGGCGAACTGACTGCCGCCTACACCGACCTACGGGCAGAATACAACCGAATGACCGACGCGGAGAAAAGCTCCGAATTTGGTAAAGCCCTCAATGCATCGCTGGAACAGATGAAAGGACGCATCGCCGACAACCGCCAGGAGTTCCAGAATATCAGCGGCGAGATAGGCAACACCAGTGGCGTGCTCGATAAACT